TGTGAATGGCTTTTTAACAAACTTGGCGAGATTAACCACCATGAGTCTGCAGCTGTCTTTTGGTGATAAAACGATTTCTCCGCAGGGATTGCTGCTGACTGTTTTGAACCCAAGGTCAGCGTAGCAGTCTGGAATTGAGTTGTTTATTACGTTGTCCCAGAAAAATATTCCAGGCTCTGCCATTTGATGGGCTGAGTCTATTATTTGATCCCATATTTCAGTAGCTCTTACTGTTTTTGTTATTTTGGGATCCGTTGAATCAACTGGCCATTGAAGCTTGAACTCATCGTCATTTTTTACTGCATTCATAAATTCATCATTTAACCTGATGGATATGTTTGCGCCTGTTACTTTTGTAAGATCACGTTTGATATTGATAAACGTTTCAATCTCAGGATGTCTGATGTCGATTGAAATCATGAGTGCGCCTCGTCTGCCGCCCTGGGCTACCTCTCTTGTAGAATTAGAGAATCGCTCCATAAAAATACCAAGACCATCTGTTGTACGTGCTGCGTTTGATGTTGCTAATCCTTTTGGGCGTATCTTAGATATATCAAATCCGACTCCGCCTCTACGCTTCATTATCTGCACTTGCTGCTGATCTGTATGAAGGATTCCAGCATAGCTATCTTCTGGACTATCGATTACAAAGCAATTAGAAAGCGATTGTATCTGATATGGGTTGCCTACTCCTGACATTGGTGAGCCTTGCGGGACAACTTCCCATGACGAGAATAGTTCATAGATTTCTTTTTCCGACATTGGGTTCGGATAGTTAGCCTCTATTCTTGCGAACTCTTTTGCCATGCGTTTATGCATGTCATCAGGTGTTTCCTCATGCAAGTTTCCCTCTTTGTCTGTAAGGGCATATTTTGTTGTGAAAACTGTTGCAGCAAGCTCATCTCCGTTGAAATATTCTCTTGATTTTTCAATTGCACTGTCGTTTGTAATGACTTTTGTCACAAGCTTCCTAATTATTATGTTTTTTATTTTATACTGTTTTTTGTTTTTAGTTAAAACATCTTGAGTGATTATTACTTGTTTCCACTAACTTCTTCCCACTTTAGTTTGAGAAGATCTTTCATCTTTTGATTGTCGTTTTTATTGACTTCGTCAAATGTCATAGAAGTATCAGAGAGTATATTAAACTTTGAGCAAGCTGTATCTATATGAACTGGAAATAACATTCCGTCGCGGCCTGCCCTGTTCTTGGCAACAAATAGTCTTGCGTGGCCACTTTCTTTCTCTTCTGGCTTACGTGAGATAGTAAGCACAACATCACAAATCTGTGCTTTTGCGTATGCTTCTCCCATATTCTCTAGTCCTACGACGTTTGAATTTGAACCATCTTTGTTGCTTTGTGATGCAGTCCAGATTGGTATGTTAAGTTCCATTGCAAGGTTTCTTAGTTCCTCGTATACTAACTTTAGCTCATGTCGTAGTGAGTCGTAGGCTTTAGAGCTTTTCATAATGTCTGCGTAGTCGACGACGATGAGACTTGGTTTGAAGTCTTTTAGAGACAGTTTTTCAATATGACTTCTCATCATATTTATCGTACAAGAGCCTGTGGGATATTCTTTTATGATTAATCTTCCCAAGTCTTTATCAGAATATCGTTTCATCACTAATTCTTTATTATCTTGTACTTCATTGCTTGGTATTCCACATAGATTAGAGTCATATCGAAGACCAACAGACGTCTCTGTGAGTTCAAATGTATAATGAATTACATTCTTTCCGCGTTTCAATGCTGCAGACCCCATCTCGACCAAGAAGTGACTCTTTCCCACACCTGTGTTTGCGACGATACAGGCTAATTCTCCTCTGCCGAGGCCGCCGTTTAAGATGTCTTTAGTATCTATTTGCGCAATACCTGTCGGGCAGACTTGTCTGTCTATCTTGACAAAGCGAGCCTCTATGTCCTCAAAGAAATCATGCCCAGTTGATACTGGAATTCCAACTGATACTGCATTTTTCATCAGTCCTACGACGCTGTCAAAGTTATCATCAGAAACCATAGTCACTGCTTCTTCTAACGCCTCTTTGAACGCCTGACGACGACAGAAGTCTAATGTCTTATCTTTTACGTACTGAAGATCGCCTACGTTCGGATTGCTTTTTACTCTTACTAAGTATTCTACAATTTGATCACGGAGAAGAACATCTGTTCCAGAAGATAAGTCTGCCTTAATTATAGTTATCAACAACTGTAGCGTGGGCCAAGTCTTGTACTTTTGAAAGTAAGCAAAGTATCTATCTGTTAAGTACGCTAAGTATCGTAACTCGAAATAGTCGGGTTCCATGACTTCGACCATTTGTGCTGACCACGTTGTATCATGAAGAAGACACTGGAATATCTGTTCCTGAAAGTGTTTTCCGTACTGTCTAAAATGTTGTGTCGCCGACTCGTCGAACTGATATACTTGTGCTGTTGCTTGTGACAATTTATCTTCCTTTTCCATATGAATAATTTAGTTTTTGATTGTAAAGTCTATTATAAAAAACAAACGTTCTACGTCGAACTTTGTAAGTCCCTGTTTTACCAATAGACGGAACATACCTATTTTATCTTTTTTTGGTTCAAATGTATCAATTGCGTAGTTGATTTTTTTAATTTGTTGAGCAGAAAGATTTTGAGTGTCTAAATACATTAACTTCCAATTTCTTTTTATTGTCTCGTGATTTTCATTGATCTCGTGATATACTTTTATCTTACTTGTCGTAGACTGTTGTTTACTAACGGCAAGGATCATATCAATATCTATCTCTTTGTCAGAGGAAAACTTTGGAAACCTTTTAACAATTGTTTTGAAACCAGCGCCCTTGATACCATCTATATTGTCTGCAGGGTCTCCCATAAGAGTTCTTGCTAAACAGAAGTTGACTGGGTGGATTCCAAATCGTTCGAAAACATCTTCACTTTTTATAAACTTTTTTGATGTTGGAGAATATATTGTAGTCTTATCATCGAGAAGTTGATAGAAATCTTTATCTGAAGAGAGAATCACTACGTCGTCTTCTGGATATTTGTATTTTGAAAGATAGCCTATTACGTCATCTGCTTCACAATCTTTTACATATGTCTGACATACTGGAATCTTTCTAAGCATCTCCATTAGAAGATTTATTTGAAACATTCTATTTTCTACTTCATTGTCGCTTGTAGCATTCTCGTCGTACGCTCTATTGAGCTTTATTGGCTTTCTATTTGCTTTATAATCTTTAAAAAGCGATCTTCTGCGAGGAGAGCCTCCAGATTCAAATACTATTACTACTTTTTTGGGATATATTTCTTCTAAAATATACTTTAGATTGTTTAAAAATCCGACTGCGCCGCCGACTGGGACGCCGTCTTTGTTGAGTGTAGGATTGACAGTAAAATGACGTGTGAATATATTAAGAAAATCAATTATTAATATTGGTTGATTTTCTTTCTTCATACTAGATCGTCATATCCATCAGAAGTATCTTCAACCTCAAGAGCTATTGCTTTCATCTCTTCATAAGAGTTTGTGTCAATATCTGCATCTTCATTGCTTCCCATTACTTTTACCATAGCTTTCTCTAATAAGTCATCAATGTACTCAGTGTACGTTGGGTCTATTATAATTTTGTCAAAGTCTGCTTTATAGAACTTCTTCTCGACTATGATTTCTCCTGTCTTTTCACTAGTAACGCTTAATACTTTCCATGCGCCTGTCCCAGAGACAGAAATTACATTTCCGTTTATCGTCTCGTCACCATGCTTTCTAAGAATATCGAACATTTCTTCGTGTTCAACGATGCCCTTTCCGAAGTGAATCTGGAATTTTACAGTTCTGAATGGTGCGGCCACTTTATTCTTTATTGTCTTTGCAGATACGTGAATACCGATTACATCTTCACCATTTTTTATTTGTTGTCCGGCTCCAAGCTTGATTCTTGTAGTTGCATGGAAAGGGATTGCTTTTCCGCCAGGAGTTGTAGTGTTGTCGCCATACATGACGCCGACATTGACTCTGATCTGATTGAGACAGACCATAAGAGTGTTTGTTTGCCCAATTATCCCTGTAATCTTCCGCATGCCCTTTGATATCGTTCTGGCGTTCAGAGCGATGCTATTTTGATCATAATCACCTTCTAGCTCTGCTTTTGGAGAAGTAGCAGCTACACTATCCCAGATAATTGTAATAGGAACGTCTTTATTCATTGATTTTGCTTTAAGAATAGTTGACTCTGCAATTGCAAAGACATTTTCTGTACAGTGTTCATCAACATAAACGAATCGTTTAGAGACGTCTACACCAAGATTGGCAAGGTTCTCTGGGCTTGTAGCGTTCTCAGTATCAATATATACAACGATACCACCCATGCGCTGTGTTGATGCTGCAATCTGTGTTGCAATGTGGCTTTTTCCAATTGATGGAGGACCGAACATTTCAATGATTCTTCCCTCGGGAAGCCCACCGTTACGCCTGTTTGAACAAATATAGTCAAGCAGTCTTGATCCTGTTGAGATCCACCGCTTGACATGTGTGGGCGAGTCGTCTGCACTAAGATTGTATGCAACTCGACTTCCTTGTTCTTTATTTAGCGCCTTGATCAAGTCACCCGCAAAATCTTCAAGATCTACATTATTTTCAACGTCTTTTTCTTTCTTCTTTCTAGCCATGTTGTCCCTCTATACGTACTTTTATATTACTTTGTTTTTTGATTTTGTTCATAGAATATGCTAAAACGGGAAGCAACTTTAATTTGTTGCTTCCCGTAATTATAGCGAAATTAATTTCTAGATATCTTCAAGATCTGCGAATGCGTCGTCGAGCGTCTTAGACGTTGTAGACGTAGTTGTTGTAGCGGCAGTTTCAGTCGTAGTTGTCTTACTTCTCTCAGTACCTGTGTCTTCTGTTCCTTCATCACCATTGAGCCAGTCGTTAACAATCTTTTCAAGCTGATCATATGACTTCTCCTCGTATAACGCTGAAGGATCTGGCAGCTCTGCTGTCCACTGTGTTAGTTGTTCTGAGTCTGTTGTCAACGGTGACGTAGAACCTCTCGGTGTGACAGATGTTGTTGCCCACTGGCGCCCTGGAGGCTTCTCGCAAGTAACACGAATATCACGACCTTCCTTTAGATCAGTAATATCACCGTAGTCTTCATCTAACATTAAGTTAAGAAGCTCCTGATATACCATCTTGCCAAAGGACCATAGTTTTACTCCTGCAGCCTCGTCGCCTCGGACAATAACTGGTGCGAATGTTCGCATCTTCGGGTATAGCTTCTTGGCGAGCTCGTATGATTCCTTACTTCCATCGTCACGTAGCTTTGTGATAAGCTCCTGAACAGGGTCTGGGTTTCCAAACTGTGATGGTGTTAGAAGGCCTGGGTTATTTCCGATATTGTAATAGAAGTACATATCCTTGAAAGGTTGCCCATCGTTATCTGGAAACGAAAGAAGCCGAATTGTTGCTGTCTCACCCTCAGTTGGGCGCCACATTACGTTGCTTCGCTTGTTCTTTCCAGATAGTTTGTTAAGTTTTGCTCTAATAGCGTCTAAGTCAATAGCCATTTTTTATTACTCCTTTTGTAATATTTATTTTTTAAAATGTGATTTTTTAATTTTTAATTTTTAGTTTGTGCCAAATCACTTTATTATAATAACGTGATATTTTGTGTTGTTCAATAATTTTTTAATTTTTATTGAGCAACGTTTTATACCTTTGATTTTGGCAGATCATTGATATAATGTGAGCCAGGATAGCTCCTAAGCATTCTTTTGTAAAATTGTTTTGGATTTGCAGGCGGAGCCATTGGACCAACATATCCACCTATAGATCCAGCTACGCTTGATTCTTCTATTTCGTCGTCTTCATCTACAATGTCTTCGTCTATGACAGACTGGAGCTCTTCATTCTCACGGATGAGATCATCTACATTACAGTTAAGCACTGACATTAATGTTCTTACTTCTGGCATTGGTTTTCTTCCTCTAAGATCGAGTGATATTTTTGATCTTATATTCATGTCATACTTGTCTTCTTCAGATTCTTCAGATTCTTCTTCATTATCAGGGAATCTTATTCTGTATGCATGCTCTTTGTCTGTTTCGCGACCTTTATTGACACGGCCGAGTCTAGATGAGAATCCGCTATCAGCTGACTGTGAATGTCCGCCAGCCGCTCCTGTCATGTTCCACGGGCGCCTTGCTTGTCCAAGATTATTGGATGTATCTCCAGGAGATATTCCGCCTACAGACGGAAGTCCTCTTTCATTTAGTTTCTTCTTCATACATATAAATATCAAGAATATTTTTCTTTTTCTTGTTTTGTTGCCATTTGATCTGCATGTTGTAATAAAAGAGCTAACGTGGGTTCTCTACCGAAATATGGTTTGTTCTCGTCTACACCAGGGCCGTCGTTTGTACGTATCGCGATCCACTCGTCTAATGAAAGCTTGACTCCGAAATGTTGCATTAGCCATAGACCTCGTTCGGCATTTGGCATTGACTGCATGTCTTCGTTTACCTTGTACATCTGACCTAGCTTTTCACGATGCCAGTCGCTATCCTGTTCTAAATAATATGCTTCCTCTAGATCGCCCACTTTGCCCCAGTCATGAAACAGCGAGACTATGATCATTGACTCTACTGGAATGGCTACATCATATGCTTTTGTTAATTTTTTTAAATTGCGCAGAACATTAAGTGAGTGTTCT